AGAATGTCAGCCCAAGTAGGGACAACGTGGTTCCCGTTATCGACAATGGATTGATTAAAGTTGAAGCCGTTAAGGTTGAAAGCCATAGTGCTAACACCCAAGCTAGTAAACCAAATGCCAACAACAGGCCATGCAGCCAAGAAAAAGTGGAGACTACGCGAGTTATTAAATGATGCATATTGAAAGATTAATCGTCCAAAGTATCCGTGAGCAGCGACAATATTATATGTCTCTTCTTCCTGTCCAAATTTATACCCATAGTTCTGAGAAACATTTTCGGTCGTCTCCCTAACAAGGGAACTTGTGACAAGAGAACCATGCATAGCACTGAACAAAGACCCACCAAATACACCGGCAACACCAAGCATATGGAAAGGGTGCATGAGAATATTGTGCTCAGCCTGGAAGACCAACATGTAGTTAAAGGTACCGGAGATGCCAAGAGGCATCGCATCAGAAAAAGAGCCTTGTCCAAACGGATAGACAAGGAAGACTGCCGTGGCGGCGGCAACTGGTGCTGAGTATGCGACAAAGATCCAGGGCCTCATGCCAAGTCGATAAGACAGTTCCCACTCGCGTCCCATGTAAGAAAAGATTCCGACCAAGAAGTGGAAAACAACAAGTTGAAAAGGTCCTCCGTTGTAGAGCCATTCGTCCAGTGAAGCAGCTTCCCAGATGGGGTAGAAATGGAGACCGATTGCGTTGGAGGATGGGACAACTGCCCCACTGATGATGTTGTTTCCATAGAGTAAAGAGCCAGCTACTGGTTCACGAATGCCATCAATATCGACGGGTGGTGCTGCAATAAATGCAATTACAAAGCAGATGGTTGCGGCGAGTAGTGTCGGAATCATTAGGATTCCAAACCAGCCGACGTATAAACGATTGTTAGTAGAGGTAACCCAGTTACAAAAGGCTTCCCAGTTATTTAGTTTTTGTGGTCTTGAAAGTACAGCGGTCATTAAAGTAATAGTGCATTGTTTTTGTTTCGTTAAGTAAGACCATTTTAAAGACTTGGCTGTCTAGAGCTAGGGGAGGAATTGCACCTCCCGTTAAATCTATTTAGCTATTTTTTCTTAGCAGTTTTAGCTGAACGTTTGAAGTTAGCTTTAGTAGGTGCACCGGCTGAACCAGCTTTCCTCATCTTCTCTCCACTACCAGCAGCAATACGTTTGCGCTTGGCATGGATGTTTGCATAGAGACCAGGCTTAGCCATTACTTTCCGTTGTATCCTTTTTTAAATGCTTTTGCTAAAGGAGTGCCATCCATTTTTGTCGTGCCAGGTGCTGTATATGGAACACCACCTTTCTTTGGATCTTCACCTCTTGGAGTTTTTTTTAAAATACCTTTAAGAAGGGGATTGATTTTTACCATTACTTTTTCTTAGTAGGTGGACGACCTTTCTTTGTACCGTACGTTCCTTTACCTTGTGGCATTATGTATTCTTTTTATCCTTTCTAGATTTCATCTTTTCAGCAAAAGCTTTCGTTACGGCTCTTTTCTCCTTACGAAGTGATCTAGCAAGATCAGTGTTTCCACTTTTGGCAGCTTTCCTAACTTGACTTTTTAGGTCAGCTTGCTTATTTCTTGCTGCCGTGGCGGCTTTACCCGCACCACTAGCAATTCTATTACGTGCTGCTATTCGTTCCTTAGGTACGTTTCTGGTAGTACCATCTGCTTTTGTTTTAGTAACACCAGTAATTTTGCCTTTAGCGTTCCTTTTCGTAGTAGTAGTCTTGCCTTTTAAATTAGTTCTAGACTTAATTGTACTGCCACGTCTAGTCGTGGTTGTCGTTACCTTGTTCTTTTTTAACATTAAAAAATACCTGGAATAAGTTGACCTGTTGTTGCGTATGCGCCGATTGCAGCGATGACACCTAGCATTGCTAGGCGACCATTCAGCTTCTCAGCATTTTCGTTATGAAACACAGCGTTATCTTTGATATACATTTGGGGTTCAGTTGGCCAGATCTGGGTATCGTTCATCAGAACGACCACTTAACACCAGCCTTAGTGCCATAAGAAGTATCGTTATCGCCAGTCAAAAATGACAACTCACCGTACAAACTTACATTTTCTGACAGTGCAGTAGAGGCACCTACTTTGCCAGACCATTCCAGCTCAGCATCACCACCGTCTGGAATCAAAGCGGTAGGACCACCCTGGATGTACCAACTCTCACCTTCATAACCAAGATGGTTATCGATGGCAGTACCGCCGTACTCACTACCTACGAAACCACTATTGGCTTCGACGTTTACATAGGGACCTGCAAGTACAGGATTTGCAACCAGCAATGTGGCAGGGAGGAGTGCAATAATTTTTTTCATTGTAATAGTTAAGGTTAATAATTTAGAAATTTACGTTTGAACGTTCAAGCTTGGCCATGATTTCTTGGCGGTAAGCAGGATCTCGGTCATACCGCGGGTCTTGCATAGCATTGACTACCTCGGCTTGACTCTTAAATCCTTTTGCTGTGTCGGTTGGAGCCTTACCTTGAACAAGCTTGCCCTCTACTCCAACCGAGTCACCGTAACGATATGCAAGTGCTTGCATTGCAAAGTATGCAGCATTGCGATCACCTGATTCCATTACGGAGTCATACATATTGATGACTGAATCTTCAAGATTATCATTTGCCCACTGCACCATTTGCTCATAGTTCTCTTCTCCGCCAACTGAAGCTTTTAATGCTTTGGCATCTTTATCGGTAATTGTCTCACCTTTTTCTGAGTTCCTATAGTCAAGATACATATTAGCTAGGTCTGTAGGATCTGCTTCTGCTAATTCCTTCAGTGTTTCTTGGGAGAATTCATCCTGTGACTCCTCCCATATCCTATCAAATAATGAAGAAGTTTCACTTTCTTCCTGTGTCTCTTCAGTCTCTGATGATTCTGTTTCATCATCATCATCATCTGTAGTTTCACCTAGCTTCTTTTGTAATTCAATATACGCAGCTTCTAGTTCTTCTGCATTTTTATATTTACCAGCAAGCCTTGTCTCTTGCTCTTGCGCCATCTCTTCACCAATTTGAAGAGACTCTTGCTCATCTGAATTTAGTTCTCCTTGAGGATTCTCATCAGAGAGCATTGACATTACTTCTGCCATATTTATTGAATGGGTGGTTGTGGTACTTGTGGTTGTTCTTCAACTAGTTGTGGATTCTTTGAAGGATCCATCATGGGTGTTTTCATTGCATCCACTTCTAGTTGTTGTTGTTGCATCTGCATTGCTTGTTGTTGAGCCATTGCTTGCTCTTGCTGTACTTCCTGCATAGAGCGAACAAGATTCAATACATCAATACCCTGTGCTGCAGCAAGACGTTTAATTACTTCTTCAGTATTGATAAATTCAGAGATAGATTCTGGTCCCAATGTCTGTGCAAGTATTGTCAGGAACTGTCCAAGGCTTTCACGGTCTTGTCCACGTCCCAATGCATTAATACCTGCAACAATTGTTGGTTTAACAATGTCTTTAGGGATCTTTGGTATCTCCCCCTTACGCTGAGCATCACTTAGTTTCTTGTTCAGATAAGGTACTAGGAAATCAACAGTAAGCAGACTAAATAGTCCACCAAGTTGCTGTTCGAGTTCCATCTGTGTCATACGAACTTCTTCAGCAGTTGTCCGCTCACTATTCCTTACATTTAATACAAGGAATGCATCACTAATGCGTTGCGATAAAGTATTAATCATTTGTAAGGCAGTGCTGAAGTCCGCTGTCTTACCTACCTGAACAACACCGATGTCATCAGGCCTACCCTGAATGATCGCTCCGTTGCCTGCTGCTGCCAATGTAGAAGGCTTAGTTGTACTTGAAGGGCTTACAGTAAAGACAACCTTAGCTGCCGCTGCTGACCCTTCTACTAATGCCTGAGACAGTCCCTCAAGGGATTTAAGATCGCCAATAAACTGACCAACTCTGCCTCGCCCGTAGGATTCTCCATCTACAGTATTGAATCTCAGTGGAATCCAAGGGTTTAAATCAATAGGTGATTTTCCTTGTGACCCTTTCACCAATTTGTCATTAACCTCTTGGTGCCAAATAAACCTATTGTTATCACGTTTGATGTGTGTGTAGACATCAACGTCATCGTCATAACCTCCCTCGTCTACAACTCGGTTAGGTTCTAGTACTTCTTTAGGCACCTGTGTTTCAATCAGATCTTTAGAGATTCTTTCCTTCGTAACTATTTCAATCACTTGACCGTTGCCATCCCGATCCACTACGTAGCGGTTCAGAGGATATACCTTTAGTCCATGCTTACTCATAAAGACAAGAGCATTACCTGCTACTACCAAATGCAATAAAGCTTGGTGTACAGCAACCCGGTCATCAGATGCAGAAATTGATTCAAGAATAATCCTCTCTACTTTCGCAAATGATAAATCAAGAGCTGACTTCATTTCAGGTTGGAAGTCATTTCCGAGTTGACTTTCGTCTAGTTGTAGTTTGAAAAAACTTGTTTGAACAGGTAGCAATGCAAGCATTAATTTACTTGCTAACGTGACACATCCCTTGGCTCCAACTGATTGGTAAGGAGTCTTGAGTTGTTTCATACCTGTCATATGTTCTTCATGACCACGGATTAAGTATGGAAGGGTAAGCTCTGATGCTTGCCTAGCTTCTTCTAGAAATTGAGAACGATCGCTTGCTAAATAGTCATACCTAGTTCTTGCTTTCATTTATCTATAGATTAATGGATGTATTTGTAAGTCCTTTAATTCGATTCCCTCTTCGTCCAAATGTGCCGCGTGCTCCTTGACTTCTATTGCCTCGTTTAGTTCTGATCCCTAATACGTATCTTCGATTTCTAGGATCATCTGCAAGTGCCATTTCATCTGTATAGGTATTTCCTATAGTTTCAACTTGTTCTTCTACAGTGGGATCCTCACCATCATCTAGCACCAATGGATCTTCATCAATGGGGGTGTTATTAACGAACTTTGGATTTTTTGGTGCTACGGGCCCACCAAATTTCGAATTTTTATTTCCTAGTATTCTGTCAAATCTTTTCGCACCCCTTAGTTTTACATCATTTTTATCTGAATACCTATTTACCAGTTTTGATATCCCACCGCTGTTTAGCTTGCCACCAAACCTTGCTTGAATTTTCTTTATATCTTTTGCGCTGATTACCCCATCTGAACCAAGTTTTTTAATTTTTAACTTTAACTTGTTTCTTTGACGCGCCTTTTTTCCCCTTATTTTAGACATTAGTTTTCCTCCATATAACGGATAATCCATTCAACGACACTACGTTGACCAGATCGATACATAATTTTTTCCATTGAATCATCAGGTGTAGGTGTAATTGGTGGGAAAGTTTCTTCGAGTTGATGTGTTAAACCACGGGCTTGCATACCCACGGTCTCAAGCATACTGAGGGAGGTTGACATTACTATGTTCAAAGAATGCTGGCATCCGTGCTGACTTAGTAAAGGAAAGCTCAGGAGCTTTGCCTTGATACATTAAGTTGTCACTAGAATCCAGCCAAAATTTTTTATCTAAATATTTTTCGGTATTACTACCGAGTGGTTGCATTACCCAGTTGATTGTGGCTTTACGTAGCTTGTCCAGGCTTGGAGAAATCTCCAACCCTAGTTCTTTACATACAATTGAATTACTTGCGACGTGAATCTGTTCATCACGACTAATATCTGCGCTCACTGTTCTCATTGCAGCGTCACCATTAGCGCGAAAGAATGGTAAAAGAACGAAGAAAATTGAACGCTCGGCAACCATCGCTTTGAGGATCGTGTGATCTGGATGCGCTGTCCAAGCATCACGTAGCCGTAACGCTTCAGCTTCAGCCTTTTCATCAGTCCCGTAAGCATTGGCAATGTAACCAAGTGCCAGGTCATGGTTCTCTTCGTCTTTAATGTTTGATTCGAGCAGTTGTCGCGATAGCTGTGGTACTTCGGTAGCCAACGCATCACGGATAAAATCTCCCACAGGTAGTTCCATGTGTCTCAAGGCAAGTGCACGTAGCAGAGCTTCGTGTGCTCCTTCCTTGCATGTACCAGCAGTTGTCTGTACTGGTGTCCATTTCCGTTTCCGGTTTAGTAGTTTTTGATAAGGATCTAATCTCATTCTTGGCAATCACATTGTAGTTCAGGGTCTCTGCCCCAGTCACTAGATTCATCTTCAGATTCTGGTTCAGATTGTTCATCTTCATTTAAAATGTCCTCTAAATAGCTATCTACTTCTGATTCATTCAATGCAGCATATGCATTTGATTTGTCTTGTGTATCTGGCATCACTTGGAGTGAATAATAGAGGCTGGTTTGCGGGGACCTTAGCCACTCTTCTACGAATTCATTGTCGTAGGTTACAACATCACTCCAAGAGTTATAGCTATATCCATGAAGAAGCCCTGTGTTATTGAGTAGTGTCATCAGCCCATCTGCGACAGCCTTGTAGGCATCCCATCCGACCTCTGATGCAATCTCAACATCACCATAGTTATATGTTTGTACACCGAATGTGCCGCTATCACGGTCCACAGTACGGCTGATAGGTGGTGCAATTTCAGGGGTAGATGTGAAGCCATCAAGATCTTTAGACCTATAGCTACACGATGCAGTAGGGGCAATTGCAAACGCCCTATCCATATTGTTTGTCTTTGCAATACGTGCTGCAAGGCTGACGCCCAGCTTCAGTTGTACTGCTAGTTCGTAGGCTGGTGTACGGATTACTTCACCAGTGTTAAGGCAACGTAGTGCCTCACCAAACTGTGCATAAGTTACACCGTACCGCCGTAAGAGATTTGCGAGGCCGAGTACTCCCAGTCCGACTTGTCTGTCTGTTTCACTGGGGAGATATTCTCCTGAATCGCTAACGCCAGTTCGACCATGGAGTTCGCACAGTTCTGACATCCCTTCAGAGAAAGCTCTTGGAATGTCATCAAATTCACAGGCACCGAGATTGATATGCTGCAAGAGACAGGTGCCTCGGCTTGGCAAG